CGAAAAGGGTCGATCATCGTAGACGATGTATGGCGCTCGTTCCCCAGTGTCCACGTTGACCAACGTCTGAATCACGGTGTCGAAACTTCCGATGAACCTCTGTGACAAGAGGTACCGGTGACCTTTCCATATGAAGAGCCTCGGGTCTTCTCCGTAAATCTGACCACCTGGGAAGTCAACCACTGATCCTGGACCCGTGTGATCATTGTTCGTGATGTGCCTAGAACAGCTCGTGTCACGATTGAAAAAGGACGTGAAGACGACAAAGGGGTTCCCACGAGGGGTCAGTGTTTCAGACACGAGGGTCAACATTAGGAGTTCGATGATGACACGTTTTTAATAGCGATGTACTCCTGAGTCACTGGGACGCATCCTGTCGACTTGCGTCTGAGAAGCATCCACACTTCCTCGTCGTCCAGTCTCTCGAGGAACTCCCTCTTCGACTCGATGTCACCCAGCGCGTGCTTCTCCGTCAGGCGCTGGCAAACCTACCAATGGGTGAAATCAGACCTCTGTAAACGACCTACGGTCGTGTACCTCGCACCGGCCAGCACACCTTCCTCAGGAGTCTGACTTCCTCCTCGAGTTCCGTGATCCTCGGCAAGAGGTTCTCTCGGATGATGATCCTCAGTTGTTCGATGGTGTCGATGACCCGCGAGTTCCCGAGGTCCCCATCAACGAGGACCCACGGGGAATCCATTGACCGTGAAACAATAGTGTCCCCTCTTATTTAGATGCTCGTCGAGTTGCTTCAGCTGTTCGCGTGGCTGCTGACGCGGACGCGCAGGCTGACCTTTGACGAGAAGCACCGAGTGCTCGACTGTCTGGTTCGAATCGGACAAAATTTCATACGTGATTACAATGGTGTCACTCAACTGGGGTCGACCAGGATGGACCTTCCTGCACGCGATCACGTTCGCGTACCCGCGCTTCCCTTCACCGAAGACCAAACGTAGGTACCTCGGCTTCTTCAGGTTCCTCAGATTCGTGCTCCCGTGTCCTGTGTGTCGAAGGGAATTTTCAACAGTCGACATGGGATTGAAACACTTTCGCGACAGGGCCACCCTGGCAAAGTGGCTCGTGAAGGTTCACAATCAAGTCAATCAGCGACTCGGGAAAAAGAAGGTGCCGTTCGGTCAGGTGAGACTCAGGTACCTGGGTTACAAACGGCTGTAGAACATGTGTCCTTCGTCGTCCCACGTCCCTTCCAGTTCGATAGTCCCCACTGGATCATCTTCGTCCTCGTATGAAACCGCTCGCCACGTGTGTTGATCCTCGTCAAAATGCAGCGTCCACTGCTGATCGTCTTCCATCATGTTGAATGGGTCTTGTGGCCCATACAAGATGGCGGTTTGTCCGTCAAAGTCATCGACCGTGAATCTGGAAAGGATGGTCTCCATTGTGTCTCTACTCGACAGAAAGGGGACCCTCTTTTTTATGCTCTTTTAGAGACGCGGACACCACGATAGGGATGGATGAGACCACTGTGCGAACACTCATCGAGCAAGCCTTCCGCAAGGTGCGTCCACCGAGTGTGTCGAAGACACTCTCCCTCATCGAGAAATGTGTCGACGCAGGTGCTCGAAGACGATGACCCGAGCTTCACCATCTATCTCGAAACGCTCAAAATTGACCCCAACACAATCTTCGTGAACCACTTTCGCGCGTATAGACCTCTGTACTATACGATTCGAAATGAAAACTATTTCGCGACTGAGATGCTCTTGCAGTACGGCGCTGACCCAAACTTGTACGTAGACGGTAGCCTTTGGGAATCTGGCACACATTACACAGCGCTCGTCGAGGCGATGCTCCACACACACAACGTGGGACTCGTTGACCTCCTCGTCAAATATGGGGCCGACATGCATCAGGATTTCGCCGGAATGCCAGTGTTCATGCAGGCGTTCATGAACGTACAGGACGATTCGCTCGCGACGATTGAATACGTTTTGCGAGCGCGAATCGTTCCCGTACCGTACTTTCGAGCTCAAAGACTCGCATCGCAATGGTGGAACGAAGAGTCCCCCGTGATCGCGACGCTGCTGAAACTGTACATCCCGTGGAGGTGGAAACTTCTCTTTGCTTGTGTGAAACTCCTCTCGCTTCACAAGAGGGCAACCGTCACAGCCAACCACCCCCTTAGAAAGTTGGAACGCGGTGAGTTTGAAGAGGAAGAATGAATCTCAAACAGTACCTTGAAAACGGAGGTGACCCCAATATTTACGATGACATGGGTCAGTCACTCTTACATCATTATCGTCATCAGTACGAGAACGTGAAGTTATTGTTAGATTACGGTGCTAACCCGAATCAATATGCACTTCAAAATATCACGAGTCTTACATTATGCTGTTATGATCGTGAACGAATAAACCATGCAAAACTTCTAGTTGAATATGGAGCAAAACTTGATCTCAGATCAACTCGAGATAACACGATCCTTCACGAAGTATCTGATGCATGCCACGAGCTTATTCCGTTTTTCATTCAAAAAGGTGCAGATCTGAATGCAGAAAATCAGTACAATGACACGCCTCTGTCTTACGCTCTACGATGGCAGAAGTTTCAAGTGGCCATCGAACTTCTGAAACATAAACCAAAAATGTCAAAAGACTGTTTGTATCTACTGAAGTGTCGAATGCCAATAGTGTATTCAAGGTGGATACGAACAAAGTGGATCCTCATCAAGTGCGCAATGAAGCTCCTTTCGCTTCACAAGAGAGCTGTGATCACCGCCAACCACCCCCTCAGAAAGTTTGAACGCGGAGAGTTTCTACCAATCATGAGCCATTCCTCCGATTTGTATTTTGATTAACTTTTCTTCTTCACTTTTAGCTTCTCTTAGTTGTTGCTGGGCTTTCAAAACGGCTTCGTCGCGCTCTCTCCTGCATTGAATATCAGCTATCATGATTTCCTTCATAATAGCAAGTCTGTCTGAAACCATCTTCATATTTTACGAGACTTTAATCAAAAGAGTTCGGTCATTCTTAATTAGCGAACATAGGACCCATCATCCCCTGTATTGCTTCATTGGGTCGTAATTGTACAGCTTCACGTAATCCAAGGACAAGGTTCCACGACCGTGATGAACTGCGAATTTCATTTCCTGACATCGAAGCAAAGGGACGACGGTCTTTTCGAGTAAGAAAGGCTCTCCGTTCTTCCACGTCTCGATGCGAACACCGCCGATTATGAGTTCAATAGTGTCGAAGTCCCCGTTGATTTTCAAGTTCGTGACGCCGAGTCCTGACGCGTAGTCGACGTTCACGACGCTCACAGGTGAGTCCCACAGGTCAAAAGACTTTGTTTCAACGAACGTCCCGCCAAACACGTGGAATTCACTCTTGTCGATCGCGTGTTCCTGGTGACCATAGAGTATGTCACGTAGGTACTTGAAATCCACGGGCATTTCGAAGCCCTAGAGATCCAGTTTTTAATACCGAAAAATAAACCTCGCGAAACAGTAACATGGCCGTTCGTCCAGGATCGTACACGCTCCAGCCCGGTTTGACCCAGATTGACCGCGAAGCATTCCCCCAGCAGTGCGCATACTCCGGCGACTTTCTCGGCGCCTTCCCTCACCCGCAACCGGGGTCTCAGACTTCACTGGGGTACTCGTGTCGTCCAAGCACCATGGTGTACGGCACCGCCCCGTACATGGCCGGAAAAGGCGCACCCGGAAACCTGATCATGGTCGACGACGAGCTCAGGCCCCAGTCCACCAAGAGGTTCGGCAAGGTGCTCGTCGAGCCGTACGCCAGGAGCCTCTTCCCGCTGGGGGACACGCACTGCCTGGGACCCCCGAGGGTCATGAGCAGGGAACCCGCGAGCACGAGGGCCCAGGTGCAAAACGGCCTCTTCCAGAAAAGATACTGTGGAAAGATTTCGCAGTGAATACCAATGGCACTGTCTATCGCCGCCGTCCTCGCACTCGTCTACGCAGGGAAGCAGCTCGCAGACAATCAGCAGCCTGACCTGTCCCCGCTCGAGCAGTTCGCGGTCGAGCCGACGGCGCCCGACCTCCCGGACTCCATGTCTCGAATCACTCGGACGTACATCCAGCCGGGCATCGTCGACGTGCCCTACCCGAAGAAGCAGGAGCTCCTCAATTTCACGGTGCCCATGAAGCAAAACATCGCCGGGGAGCCCGTCCACGACTTTTCCAACCGCATGTGGGTCTCCGGCCAGATGAACAACGTCGGCCCGGCGCCCAAGGTGAACGTCGGACCGGGTCTCGGGCTCGACCCGAGCGTGCCAGCCGCCGGAGGGTACCAGCAGATGTTCAGGGTCAACCCCAACAACGTCGGCGCGTACAAGCTCACGCAACTTCCCGGGCGCATCGTGCCCGGAGGCGACATCACCGGCGGTCGCGTCGGTCTCGCGGGAGAGCTGACCCACTTCGCCCCTTCCAAGACCGCGTACCTCCCTTCGAGGTACCCGAACATGCCCGGCCGGGCCCAGGGCCAGGGCGGCCAGCTGACTGGCGTGGAGGTCCGACAAGAGTACGAAAAGACGAAGCGGACGACCAACAGGGCGGAGACCTCGTACCGAGGCGACGGCCTGCAGTACGCGCCGGCCAAGTCGATCGTGTCCGCTTTGACCAAGGCGCAGGACCCGACCAGGAACAAGGGTGACCTCAACAACCAGGAGTACTACCACACGGACAACCCGCAGCCGGGCATCCACAGCTTCGTGGGCGCGTTCACCGAGCGACCGGAAGTCAAGCTCCTGGACGGCAAGAGGCCCAACGGCGGGTACTCGAACCTCGAGCTCGAAAAGTACGGCCTGCGAGGCACGGACGACAGGAGGGCCAAGAAGGACCGACCGGCCAACGCCGGAAGGATGAACGTCCGAAACGACCCCTTGAAGCAGGTCGGTCTCGTCACCTCGGTGCGCAGCGACTCGAACCGCTACGACAACTACAGGGGACCGAAGGACGGCTCGTGGGGCGCGCAGATCTACGTCAAGCCGGCGTTCACCGACTTGAACCCGTACAAGGGCAACAAGAACCAGCTCGACCTCACGCTGGCGCAGAGGCAGCTCGCGAACAACCCGTTCGCACACTCTTTGTCGGCGTAACTTTTTCCACCACTAGTACCAGATGGAGGAACTCATCATCGAGTCTCCTGACGTCGCCTTGACCACGCCGGTGTACAACGTCACCCGCATCAAGCTGATCTCAGGGAGGATACCGAACTGTCAGCTCCTCGTGAACCGGTACAACAACGCATTTGAGCACCTGGGCACCGCGTACGAGATCCCCGTGGGGACGTACGCCACCGGACAGGCGCTCTCCGACGCATTCAACGCGTCCGGGTCGACCGTCGTGAGCTCGTTCGACTCGAACACGAACGTTTTGACTTTTTCGGAGGACTTCACCCCGCTGACCCCCTGGTTGGCCGACATCCTGGGGTACCCGAGCGGTGGACCCGTGGACCTCGGCGGCACCAGGTACATCACGCTGAAGATTACGATCGGGAAGGACGTGTTGTCCCAAAAGGTGATCACGAAACACACGGATTGTCACTACGCGGGCAAGATACTCACGGGACCTCTCGGGGAGATGATCCGATACACGGACACTTTGGACTCGGTGGAACTCCGGACCAAGGTGAGCTCCATCCAAACCATGCGCGTCGACCTCCTGAACCCAGACGGGTCAGAGTACGATTTCGGCGGTCAGCCGTGGGTCCTCAAGTTTCACGTGGAGTGCTCGACGGACAAACTCAGCGTCTCGTCGAAACCCGAACTTCCCAAGTCCATGATCGAAGCCATCGTGTCACAACCGGATGACAATCAAAAGTTCATCCTGCTCGCGGCCCTCCTGATGTTGTCCTTTGGACTCTTGATGCTGCTGACGGCCTAATAGTTCAACACCGCTAGGTGTTGTTTCTGAGGGTCTTGGAACAGGGTCCGTTTCTGTGTCGGTGGATGCGTCAGGGTCCGTTTCTGAGGGAACGACACCTGACCGGTGTCGGGTCCTTTACCGAAAGTCCGTCTCCTCCTGTAGGATCACTTTGGGCATCTTTTTCCGTTTGATGGGCATGAACACCGGCACCTTGATGGGTTTGGTTTCATCACCGTCTGATTCTGACAGCGACTCTTCGGAGTACTCGTCGACACTCGCGTACAGCGCCTTCGTGTACCCTTTCGGGACACTCGACTCCGTCTTGTTCAAAGACTTCATGCTGGAATCGCACAAAAATTTTTCATGACTGGCCGATCGAGTCGACCGCGTTTTTGAGAAGAATTTCTGTGGGGTTCCCTGGGTCCCACTCGTCCCACGTGTCAACCGCCGCGTGGACGTCGTCGACGAACTTGTTCTGCGGACCTGAGTACCTGCTAAAAGGTGACTCGTCCTCGTCAACTTCTTCGACGTCGTCCTCTTCCGAGTCCGAGTCCCTGTAAATCTCGGGGAACATGGTCCCCACGTGTTTCCCAACCAGGTTCCTGGCCGCGTACTTGAGACCGTACTGCGTGTCCTGAGACGTGATCACGTTGCGCCCGCACACCTTGACGTACTCGGCGGCGACGATCAGACTCCCTTCGAGCACCGGTGTCAGGAGGTCCATCGCTGTCTTGATGATCTGTTCGTCCATTTAGAAGTTTCCTGGTAGTTTTCTTAAATCGAGATGGCGCAGTGTCACCACGGAAAAAGGAAATACTTCTGTGTCGATTGTGGAGGCGGTGGCATCTGTGAACACGGACGTCAAAAACACACTTGCAAAGAATGCGGTGGATCTTCAGTCTGTGAACACGGGCGTCAAAAACACACTTGCAAAGACTGCGGTGGGTCTCGGATTTGTGAACACGGGCGTCAAAAACACACTTGCAAAGAATGCGGTGGATCTTCAGTCTGTGAACACGGGCGTATCAGGTCAACGTGTAAAGATTGCGGTGGGTCTCGGATTTGTGAACACGGGCGTCAAAAACACACTTGCAAAGAATGCGGTGGATCTTCAGTCTGTGAACACGGGCGTATCAGGTCAGCGTGTAAAGATTGTGGTGGATCTTCAGTCTGTGAACACGGGCGTCAAAAACACACTTGCAAAGATTGCGGTGGGTCTTCAGTCTGTGAACACGGACGTCAAAGAAGGGACTGTAAGGAGTGTGGTGGGTCTCGGATTTGTGAACACGGACGTCAAAGAAGGGACTGTAAGGAGTGTGGTGGTACTGGCATCTGCGAACACAATCGCCACAGGTCAACGTGTAAAGATTGTGGTGGATCTTCAGTCTGTGAACACGGACGACAAAGGGCGACGTGTAAAGATTGCGGTGGATCTCAGATTTGCAAGCACAACAAACAAAAGGCAGTCTGTAAAGAATGTGGAGGTTCCCGTCTTTGCAAATCCGAGTGGTGCACCACTGTAGCGAATCGTAAATACAATGGGTACTGCATGCGATGCTGCGTGCACCTGTTCCCAGACATTCCAGTGAGTCGCAACTACAAGACGAAAGAGAATGAAGTTGTCAGTCGAGTCAAAGAGACGTTCCCGGGTCTCACGTGGGTCCACGACAAACGCATTGCCGACGGGTGTTCTACCCGTCGGCCGGATCTTCTGGTGGACCTCGGAAGTCACGTCTTGGTCATTGAGGTGCGACGTTTTCCGTTTCAGAGACGGAAAACGAGCTCAACACTCGCCGCAGGTGGACGAACACAAGCACACGGCGTACGACACGTCCTGCGAAAACAAGAGGCTCATGCAGATTTCGCAAGACGTGGGACACCGACCCCTCGTGTTCATTCGCTTCAACCCCGACGCGTACGTGGATCAGGATGGCGCGAAAGTCCGTTCGTGTTGGACCTACACGAAACAGGGTCTCGCGACGGTTCCTTCGACCAGACGAAAGGAGTGGGACGCGCGGATCCAGCGTCTTGTCGACACCATTCGACACTGGTTCGCGAACACGACTGAAAAGACGGTGGAAGTCGTAGAGCTGTATTATTAGAAAGGTGCCACGTAGTTTACACGTGAACTAAAAATGGCGCACCAGTGTTGCATCTGTCTCGACGACATTCAAGAGACTGAATGCACCACCGTCCCGTGTTGCAGGAACACGTTTCACCCTGCGTGTCTCGAACAGTGGACGGGTTCATGTCCCATGTGTCGAGCACCTCGTGGTGACCAGGAAGATGAGACCCCCACTTTTACTGTGGTGAATCCACGGTGGTACACCATCCTTCGTCAATTGTATCAACCGGACGATTGCCTCGATGGTGTGACTCTCGCACGCCGATGGTTCCCTGGAATCACGGAATGGAATCCACGCTTTGCCGCAATGGTCACTGTGCCCTTTGTGGAGCGCGTCCGACTTGAGCGAGCCACTCGTCGATACATCCACAAAGTGTGTACATCGTCGACTCGTTTTTGGAGAAACTTTCCGCGGACGAGAGACGCGATGGAGGGCTTCGTTCTCGAAGTAAGAACATGGCAGCCAATCATTGGAGGACTTGTGATGCTCCCTGTTGTCACCGTGATGGCGGCGCCCTTTGCGGCGTACCACTTGTTGAATGACAACCGGGACATCGCGGCGGCGGTCGCGTACTGGTTCATATCAGGGATCTCTGGGAAACTGACGCTCGTCGAGAGACTTCATTTGATATCGATGGGTGTTCGCTTTTTCACGTGTCCGAGGAGGTGGCTCAAGAAACTCGCAGAGGCCACCATGGTGATCACGAGTGTCCCACTTTTCAGAACACGCAATTGTCGGTAAACAAGAGTCCCGCGAGGCCGCACTGGACCCGAAGGATGTTGTAACTCTTGGCGAGAATCCGAATGACCCTCGCGTTCGGGTTCTCGGTGGTGGTCAGGTACATGTTCTGGTTCGCGATGCGACTGAAGTTAATCTGGCCGGTCGGCAAGTGGTTCTCGGGGTCGATGGAAAAACTCAGATTGTACACGTAGGCTTCTGGCACCCTCGTGTGCCCCTGTAAAAATTGCAAGATGCTCAAGTACAGCTCGTCCGCGATAACGTCCGAAAGGATCGTCTCCCCGTTGAAATCGAGTCGCAGCGTCGCGAGTTGGTCCCCGTTCATCCACGTGTTCTTGTAGTTGAACCAGTCGTTGTTCTGCAAGACGGTCTGGTCTTGAATCACGAGGAAGAGCTCCTTCACCGGGTTGGTGAATTGGAGACGCATGGGCACCGAGGTCACGCCGGGCTGCACGTACCCCTGGTACTGCTGGAGTTGCGTGATGACGTAATCCACCTTGGCGTTCTGGATCTGGTAGACCTCGTCGTCGCCGAGGAACACGTACTCCACCGGCAGTGTCACCTGCAGTGGCCCCGAGGCGGTCACGGCTTGCGCGCCCAAGGGGTCAGGCTCCGTGCCGATCCAGAACCCCCCGTAGTCCCCGACGATCATAAACTTTTTGAAGAGCGGACTCCACGCGATGTCCCTCGTGAACGCCGGGACCGCCTGCGTCTGCGACGCGTCTGACAGGTTCGAGGTCACCGCGATGTTGGAAAAGACGTTCCCTTCGTCCCACGCGAAGGGCACCGTGTCCGAGAGGGGATCCTGGTAGTACGGACCAGCCCCGGGGTACAGGAGACTGAACGTCTGCGTCGACATGTCGAAGTCGTATATGTTCGGGTCGTCGGTCCCGAAGAGAAACTGACTCGTGGATGGATTCCACGTGACGGTCACAAAAGCGCTCGAGGTCGGGACCCTCGTGACGGTCCACGCGGCTCCCTGAGGGAACTGCATCCACACAATCTCCTGGGTGGTGGCCAGTGCGATGACGTTGGCCCTCCCGTCGCTCGCGACGTCACGGAATGTCAGGTCGCTCAGGTCGGTCGGCACTGGCTGGAAGATCCCGAAGATGTTGGTGGATGAAAAGGTGATGGGTGCCGGACAGGGTGCGGATGAGACGGCCACCACGATCGGGTCCGGGAGGTCGCAGATTCCCACGCACTTGAACGTGCTCCACGGCGAGACGTCGATCGGGATCAGCGAGACGCTGTTCGGGTTGAACACCCTGACCACCGGCGACTCATCCATCAGCGCGAACGCCAGGGAGTTCTGGAGCCACGTGACGCGCGAAAACTTGATCGAGGTGATGGTCAAGGGTTGCCACGAGATGAGCTGACCGGCCGAAGGGGTCCCGAAGGCGATCAGCTGCTCCAGCGGCCTCAGCTTCACGTGGATCTCCACCTCCTGCCTGGTGAGGGCGCACAGGGGCACCGCGAGGCTCTCCGACCTGTGAAAGTAAAAGGGCAACGGGACCAAGAGGGTCCTCGGGTACGGTCCGAAGAAGGGCGCGGTGGCGGTCTGGTTGGTGCTGGCCGGTCCGAGCCCACCGAGTCCAGCCTTGGTGTCTCCCGTGAGGTACTTCAGGGCCGTCTGCTGCGACTCGCCCAGGAAGGTTTGCGCGTAAATCTGCATGTACTCTCCGTTGATGCGCTCGACGACCTTCCCGCCTATGAGGAGGTCGGCGTGCTCCACGATCGCGTTGCCGATCGCGTCCGTGTACCCGTAGGTGGGAGGGAGCAGGTCCGGGAGGACGAGTTTGAGGTACATGCCTCGGATGAGCTGACCCTTTCTCGGGACGGTGCACGTGATGAAGGAACCAAAGTCGATCGCTTGCTGGTCGAAGGTGTTGTCGAGGGTCTCCAACGCAAACTTGGTGTACCTCGAGAACCGCTTGATGAAGTAGGTCACCTCAGGGGACCCCGTCAGGAATTCATCCTGGATACCGACGGCGGCGAGCTGGACGCGACCGCTCGACATTACCTCATGCCGAGGTTTTTTGTTTCTTAAAGGGACTGAAGAGACTCTCGAAGAAACCCCTCTTCTTCTTGACCGGCGAGTTCCTCTTGACCGACGAGTTTCTCTTGGCCGACGAGTTCGCCGAAGAAGCCGACGAGTTCTTCGCAGGAGAGTTCACCGAAGGAGCCCTCTTGGGCGACGAGTTCCCTTCAAACTTCAGGGGTTTCCCGTTGTTTTCGTATCCTTTCTGTGGCGTCCAGCGGTGAACGAAGAGGCCTCTCGCGTCACAGATCATCACTTCTTGGTGAAATCGATCGTCGCCTTTGAAGTAGTACCCGTCGATGCCGGGGAGGCGACACAGGATGCTCGAGGCCTCCTTGTTCACGTGGTGAAGACTGACCCTGTTGCCTTGCCACGCGTTCGCGTGATTCTGAGGATCTTTCGTGATGCTCTTGATCAGCGTGCGCTTGTTCGGGTGCCTCCCGAACGCGAACGTCAGGATGTTTCGGTATCGCTGCGAGTTCACCTGTTTGAGCACCCGTTTGATGGCGTCTGGCGTCGCCCGAAGCAGTCGTATCGGTCGCGTCGTCTTGTAGTAGTGCACGATTCCCTTGTTGGATTTCCTCCGGTACTTTAGCGCCGTGTCATGATTGTGCGTCACGTAAAAGTACCTCGAGTTCTTCAACGTGTTCGTATTGTACGCCCCGGTGAACCCTTTTGCGAACATCGTGCCCTTGGGAAAACGCACGACCATCGACATGTTACTCTAGTCACCGACATTTTCTCACCCCCTGTTCGCCAGTCCACTCCTAGAGTTCACGTTGTTCCCGCGTCCGTTGTTCGCGGTGGCTGGCATTTGCATCACGAGCATGATCATCATGATGATGAAGAGGACCGCGACGCCGCCGACGATCCACCACTTGTACTTGTCGAAGAAGGACTTCTTCTTGTCATCGTGGTGCTTGCTGCTGCTCATTATTAGTACCACCCCGGAAAAAAACTTTTGAAACAGCATGAGTCTCCTCAGGGTCGGGATCCTTTCGACGCTGGAGGTCTTTGGCGATTTCATGCTCAAGCGGTATTCCGCACTGGGATCACTGTCCAGCCTCGGACTCGGCGTTTTGGGGTACGTCGGGGTGGTCGCGGCCTTGGTGTGGAGCTTCAAGACGGGCAACGTGTTGATAGTCAACGGGCTCTGGGATGGCATGAGCGCGGTCATAGAGTCACTGGCGGCCTACCTCATCCTGGGAGACCGACTCGAAAATCCCGTGCAATACGCAGGGTTGCTGTTCACGGTCATCGGCGTCTTCATGCTGAAATATCCTTCTCGGTAGACAGTACCATGTGGAAGTGTTGCTTTCGAGTCCGAGTCCCAGACGTCATCGAAGTGCCACCGCCTCCAGCCGTGAAAATCGAACCCATAGACTTGACAGTTGAAGAAATAATTATCAAGCTTGAGGAACAAGATGAGGGCGGATCACGTGTACGTGTCGCTGAGAGTTCTCTCGAACCTTCAAGAGGGTCAGAAGCTGTCGACCAAGAACGGCCTGTTGTCAGTGGACCGAAAAGCGAACCCGGTGTTGAGATGGTTGAACGGGGACAATCGTTCAACGACGCTCATGCACTTGAAGAATGTGATCAATGAGGCCATAGTTTCCGGCTACCACAAAGAATTGGTCGAGGCTGCGCCTGGGATCGAGTCGTTGAAGGTCACCTACGCGGACGACTCGGCCTTTGTCGCTGGAGTGGACGTGTTGCTCAGACGCTTTTTACCAGTACCGACGCAGCAGGTGGCTTCTCCACCACCTTGAGGGTCCCGGCGCCGATGGCGAAGATGATCCCCAAGACCGAGACGCCGAGGATGAACGAGAGGTACCCGTGGTTCGAGTCGCTCTTGCTGTCGCTGTTCTTGCCGAGACACTGGAGGCCGATGGAGCACGAGGCGGTCGACAACACGCTGAGTAGCAACACCAAAATCAGTGTGATCCAATCCATTTATAGAGTCACTCGAGAAACTTTTGGGAGTCGCACTTTTGCGAGCAAAAGTGCTCCGACTGCGGCCCCTGACGTGAAAAATCGTGTGGGGGCACAGTAGCGATGACGCTTCAGTTGCGCAAGTTTCGACCCGAGACAATGGCGGACGACAAGGTGTGCATCTTCATCGGGAAGCGCGGCACAGGAAAGAGTTTCCTCGTGACTGACATCCTGTACCACAAGCGACACATACCCGCCGGGATCGTCATGTCCGCGACGGAGGACGGGAACCACCACTTCAAAAAGTTTGTGCCGGACCTCTTCATCTACGGGGACTACGACAGGGAAGCGATCGAGAGGGTCCTGGCGCGACAGAGGACCCTGGTGGGCAAAGGGGCGACCAACTGCAGCGCGTTCATGCTCCTCGACGATTGCATGTACGACAGAAAGTTCATGAAGGACACGTGCATCCGAAACTGTTTCATGAACGGTCGTCACTGGAAGATCTTTTTCATGCTCACGATGCAGTACTGCATGGACCTGACACCCGACCTCCGCGCGAACGTGGATTACGTCTTTGTCCTCCGTGAGAACGTGCTCGCGAACAGGGAGAAACTCTACAAAAACTTTTTCGGGATCTTCCCGAGTTTCGACGTGTTCAATCAGGTGATGACAAGTTGCACAGAAAACTACGAGTGTCTAGTGCTCGACAACACGAGCAAGAGCAACCGCATCGAGGACTGCGTCTTTTTTTACAAGGCCCGTCCGAGGACCAACTTCCGAATAGGCTCACCCTCCTTGTGGACCTTCCACACCAAAAACTACAACCCCAACCACGAGAACGACTCCGCCTCCAGGGACCCAAAGAAGAAGGGTGGTCCCATCACGATCAAGAAGGTCAGGTGAGCACCTTGCCACACGCACTGCAAAGCAAGATGCGTCCCCGGAGAGACAAACCCCCCTTTGGGCCGCACTTTGGACAGGTGGCACTATCCACGTGAACAGAGGAACATGGTTCAACTTTCACACTAGAAAACCACGGCTTCTTCCCGTCTTTCAAAAGAACCTTCCCGCACGTCCCACAAGATTGATCGCGATTGCCGTCATCCGACGCTTCGTATCCACCACTCGGTCCACACTTTGGACAAACCTGAATGGGACACTCGTCATCGTCACTGACACTTCCACTGAAACAGTACATTTGAGAGTCACCTTGTTGATTGTGTTTAAGCGTAGCACCGCTTCGGTGGCGAAGGTGGGGGTGACACGGGTTGCGTGCCGAGTTCTTCGTCCTCTTCGTAGAGTTCGATGCCCAACAATTCAGCAATGTATTTGTGGATGGCGATCCAAATCGAATACATTGGTGGATGAACTTACAAATGAAAAGTGCGACTTACCTTTAAGTCCTGTCAAAGTTTGCTCGAGCCCTGTTCAGGTTCGCGTTGAAACGCGCTTTGTTGTTGAACTCGTATCCTCGTGTCACCGCATTCTTGAACTTGCGGAACACGCGGTCCCTGTACGCCTTGATGCCACGAAGCAGTCGAGGTGTCCTCTGCGTGAGTTCGACCCTGTAAAACTTCATGATTTGATTCTTGAGGTCATTCAGGCTTCGCTTGTTTCTGCGAAATGCTCGTACGTTCTGCAGAACGGCTTCGCGGGCACGCT